GCGGCCCACTGTCTGGGCGGGTGCTGCCGCGCGGCTATACGATAGCCTTGAGGCCGATTGCATCGTGGCGGAGGTCAATCAGGGCGGCGAGCTGGTGGCCGACGTTCTGGCGCAGGTCGCGCCGCACGCGGCGATCCGCATGGTGCGCGCGGGGCGGGGCAAATACGCACGCGCTGAGCCGGTCGCCGCGCTTTACGAGCGCGGGCTGGTGGCGCACGCGGGCAGCTTCCCGGCGCTGGAAGACGAGATGTGCGCTTTCGGCCCCGACGGTCTGGAGGCCGGCAGCCCCGACCGCGTCGATGCGCTGGTCTGGGCCTTGAGCGATTTGATGCTCGGGACAGCGAAGCGGCCGCGCCTGCGCAGCTTTTGATCTGATACCCCAACTTCTGGAGGTTTGATGAGCCGAATAACCGATGCGCTGCAGCGCTGGCTGGGCGCGCAGGCGCTTGAGCGGCGCGGCAGCCTTACGGGGCCGTTTCTCGCGCTACAGGGCCATGCTCAGCCAGTCTGGTCGCCGCGCAACACGGCTGCGATGGCGCGCGAGGGCTTCATGAAGAACCCGGTGGTCTATCGCTCGGTGCGGATGATCGCCGAGGCCGCCGCGTCGGTGCCGCTGCGCCTGTTCGACGGCACGGACGAGCTCGAAGCCCATCCGCTTATGGACTTGCTGGCGCGACCCAATTCCGGCGAATGCGCGCCCGACCTGTTCGAGGCGTGGTACGGATCGCTGCTGATCGCGGGCGACGCGTTCATGGAGGCGGTCGCGCTCGACGGGCAGCCGCGCGAGCTGCACGTGCTGCGCGCCGACAGGATGCGCATCGTGCCAGGGGACGACGGCTGGCCGCGCGCGTATGAATATCAGGCTGATGGGCAGACCCTGCGTTTTGACCAGGAGGTCGATCGCCTCCGCCCGATCCTGCATATGCGCCAGTACCACCCCGTCAACGACCATTACGGCATGAGCCCGCTGGAGGCCGCCGCGATGGCGATCGACATTCACAACGCTGCCTCGGGCTGGAACAAGGCGCTTCTGGACAACGCCGCGCAGCCCTCCGGTGCGCTGGTTTATTCAGCCGGAGACGGGCACCTCACCGAAGAGCAATACGAACGGCTCAAGACCGAGCTTGAGGCGACCTATGCGGGCGCGCGTAACGCCGGGCGGCCGATGCTGCTCGAAGGCGGGCTGGACTGGAAGATGATGTCGATGAGCCCGCGCGATATGGACTTTATCAGCGCCAAGAACCTAGCCGCGCGCGAGATCGCGCTGGCGCTCGGCGTGCCGCCGATGCTGCTCGGCATCCCTGGCGACAACACCTATGCGAACTTCCAGGAGGCAAACCGCAGCTTCTGGCGTCAGACGGTGTTGCCGCTAGTGAACCGCACGCTGCAGGCGCTGGGCGGCTGGCTCGGCCCGGCTTATGGCGAGGGGCTGACGCTGAAACCGGCGCTCGACCGCATCGAGGCGCTTTCGACGGAACGGGCCGCGCTATGGGAGCGCGTGGAAGATGCCTCGTTCCTGACAATCAATGAAAAGCGCGCCGCGATCGGTTATGGCCCGGTCGAGGGCGGCGATGCGCTGGCAGACTTGAGCTGACCCCATGAAAAACCTGGCTTTAAAGCGCGCGGCGCCGTTGCTCCGACGCGAATGCGCGCCTGTGCGTGTCAGCGAGCGCGACGGGCGTGTGGAAGGGTACGCCAGCCTGTTCGATGTGCCCGATTATGGTGGCGATATCATAATGCCGGGGGCATTCGCCGCCAGCTTGCGCAGCCGGGGGGCGTCGGGTGTGCGCTTCTTGTTCCAGCACGACCCTGGCCAACCGATCGGCGTGTGGGACGACATCCGCGAGGACAGGCGCGGGCTTTATGTGCGCGGACGGTTGATCGGCGGGGTGGCGCGAGCGCGCGAAGTGGCGGAAATGCTGCGCGCGGGCGCGCTGGACGGACTGTCGATTGGCTTTCGCACCGTACGCGCGGACCGCGATCCGCGCCTGCGCACACGGCGCGTCCACGAGATCGACCTGTGGGAAATCTCGGTGGTGACCTTCCCGATGTTACCAGGCGCCAAGGTCAGCCGGATCAAGCGCGCACATCCGCCCCAAGACATGACGACCCGGCTAAAGGCGGCCTCACGCACGCTGCGCGGATCGTCCGAACGCACAATTGCCCCTTTTATCCAACCTGAAACGAGGAGACCATGAGCGAGACCTATAGTCCCGACTACGAAACAAAAGCGGAGCCGCAGGTGTCCGCCGTCGAGATGGCGCAGGCCTTCGACGAATTCATGCGGGCGTTCGAGGCGTTCAAGCAGAGCAACGACGAGCGGCTTGAGCAGATCGAGCAGCGCATGTGCGCCGACGTTGTCACGACCGACAAGCTGGAGCGGATCAACCGCGCGATCGATGAGCACAAGCGCACCGTCGATCAACTCGCGCTGAAAGCCGCGCGCCCGCCGCGTGAGACGGCTGCCGCGCTGAGCCACGCAGTCGTGAGCGAGCACAAAGCCGCCTTCGACAGCTATGTGCGCTCCGGAGACATGGCGAGCTTGCGCGCGCTGGAGCATAAAGCGCTTTCTGCGGGCACGGGCTCTGATGGCGGCTTCACCGTGCCGACCGAGGTCGAAAGCACCATCATGCGCGCACTCACGGAAATCTCGCCGATCCGCGCGATCGCTGGCAACCGGCAGGTGTCAAGCACGAGCTACAAAAAGCCGTTCGCCAAGTCGGGCGCGGCGGCTGGCTGGGTTGCAGAGACCGGCACGCGCAACGAAACCGACACGCCGGTGCTGGAAGAGCTCGACTTCCCGACCATGGAACTTTATGCGATGCCGGCGGCGTCGCAGACGCTTCTGGATGATTCCGCTGTCGATATCGAGGCGTGGATTGCTGATGAAGTGCGCATTGCGTTCGCCGCGCAGGAGAACACCGCGTTCGTGACCGGCAACGGCACCAACAAGCCGAAAGGCTTTCTCGATTACGATCAGGTGGCCGACGCTTCCTGGGAGTGGGAAAAGATCGGCTATATCGCCACTGGCAAGGACGCCGACTTCGCGGACAGCGATCCCGAACACGCATTGTTCGACCTGATATACACGCTCAACGCCGGGTATCGCGGTAACGCTCACTGGGTGATGAACCGCTCCACCCAGGCTGAAGTGCGCAAGATCAAGGACGGCGACGGCAACTATATCTGGCAGCCGGCCACGGAAGCGGGCGCGCGCCCGATGATGCTTGGCTTCCCGATCGTCGAGACCGAGGATATGCCGAGTATCGGCTCGGATGAGACCGCGATAGCGTTCGGCGACTTCCAGCGCGGCTATCTCGTGGTCGACCGGATCGGCATCCGTGTCCTGCGCGATCCCTTCTCATCGAAGCCTTACGTTCTGTTCTACACCACCAAGCGCGTCGGCGGCGGGGTGCAGGACTTCGGCGCGATCAAGCTGCTGAAGTTCGGCGTCTCCTAGAGCGTTCTCCGCTGGAATAGCATCTGTTGGCTCTGTTCTTGCGACCCCGCAGTCATCCCAAGCGCTGCGCAGCACGAAGTGATGCGTTGCTGAGCCGGGATGGGGATGCGAACAGCCGCGAACGATCCCGTGTCTGCGCCGCAGGATTGCATCTCGCGGCGCGCACGGGAGGCCATCCGGTACCCCGACCGGCGGCTCAGCGCTTAGCGCCGTGTCCGGCCCACGCCTGCCCCGGACCACGATCTGGGGGGTGTGGGCCGAAAGCTTTGGATCCGCGCACGGGATGTCAGCAGGGCCTCGCGGGTATTTTCTCAAACGATAGGTGAACCATGCCGCTTGTGCTAACGACAGCCGCCGAGCGCGAGCCGGTCAGTCTGGACGAGGCAAAGCGTTATTTGCGCGTTGAAAGCGCGGTCGAGGATCCTGTGGTTGCAAGCCTGGTTCTTGCTGCGCGACTCCACATCGAGGGCGCGCTCGATATCGCCATGCTGACTCAGAGCTGGTCGCTATTTCTTGATTGCTGGCCCGAGGATGGACGCGTTGATATTCCGCTTGGTCCGTTGAGCAGCGTCGATTCGGTCAAGGTTTATGGCGCCGATGAGGTCGCGCAGACGGTTTCGCCGACCACGTATGTGGTTGATCTATCGTCCCTCAGGCCACGTCTGATCCGCAACGCCGGTGCCGTCTGGCCGACGCCGGGCCTCTCGGCCAACGGGATCGAGATTGCCGTGACGGCCGGCTACGGAGACACGCCGGATCAAGTGCCTGCCCCGATACGCCAAGCCATGCTGATGCTAGTTGCCCACTGGTATGAGCAGCGCGAACCGGTGGCCTTCGATCGGCCCGATGAGCTGCCGCACGGCGTGGCCGACCTTCTGAAGCCCTACCGGCAGGTGCGCCTGTGAGCGCGCGCATTGGAGCTTTGCGCCACCGGGTCGTGTTGGAGCGTGCGGTGCGCGGGAGCGACGGCGGCGGCGGCGCGGCCGAGACGTGGGAGCCGGTGGCCGACCTCTGGGCGATGCTCGAACCGCGTTCCGGCAAGGAGGTCGTCGAAGCTGACCGCCTGTCCGGCAGCCGCAAGGTCGATGTCACGATCCGCTACCGCGAAGACGTCGCGCCGAACATGCGTTTTCGCCTTGGCGATCGCAGCCTCGATATCCGCGCGGTGCTCGACGAGGACGGCCGCCGCCGCTTTCTGAAATGCGCGTGCGAGGAGCGTGATCTGTGAAGGCTTCAGTGACATCTCGGGGCAGGGGCTTGCGCGGCCTCTCGCGCGCCTTGGACGAGACCGAAGTCATCGACGACGCGCTGCGCTCCAGCGCGCAAGAGGTAGCAGCCGAAGCCCGCGAGGGGCTTGAGCGCGATGGTGGTCCGGGTACGCGGGCGCTGGCCAATTCGCTGGAGGTTCCGCGCGGGCCCACGCCCCTCAGCTACCGGGTTGTTTCGCTTGCCCCGCGCGCGTGGTTCCGCGAATTCGGCTCATTGTCGCGCGCCCAGCAGCCCTGGCTGCGCCCTGCGCTCGAACGCGCGCGATCACGTATCGTCCGGCGCGTCGGGAAAACCATCCAGCGTATCACCGCCCGACGTCATCCCGGGCGCGGCGCAGCGCGTTAGCGGTGCGGCGCTGAACCGGGATCTGGCGGCTACGCGTCGAGAGCGATCCCTTGTCTGCGAAGCGCCGCGATGTGCGCCGCATCGCGCACGGGATGACAACTGATGTGAGCACATCTGGAGACAATCATGAGCAGCTGGGCCTTGCAACGCGAGGTGTATGCCACGCTCGCGAACGATACGGCTGTTGCGGCGCTACTCGGCGGCGCGCGCATCTTCGATGATGTCCCGCGGGACACGCCGTTTCCGTTCATCACGCTCGGGACGGCGTCCGTCAGCGACTGGAGCACGGGCACGGAGCCAGGGTTGGAACACCGCCTCGATGTGCATGTCTGGTCGCGCTACGCGGGAAAGCGCCAGGCCTATGAGGTCATCGATGCGGTGCGCGCGGTCCTGCACGACGCAGCGCTGAGCCTGAACGGCGCGCAACTCGTCAATCTGCGCTGCCAATCCTTCGAGGTGCGCCGCGACGAAGACGGCGAAACCTATCATGGCGTGGCGCGCTTCCGCGCCGTCACCGAGCCTGCTTGATCCAGAAAAGGAGACGCCCATGAGCGCCCAGAAGGGCAAGGATTTGCTTTTGAAGGTCGATAGCGACGGCGCTGGAACCTTCATCACCGTGGCGGGCTTGCGTGCGCGCACGCTCGCCTTCAACGCCGCAACCGTCGATATCACGAACACTGAATCCGCGGGTGAATGGCGCGAACTGCTCGCAGGCGCGGGCATCAAGACCGCGCGCATATCGGGTAACGGCGTGTTCAAGGACGCCCCGTCAGACGAGACTGTGCGCGGCTACTTCTTCGCGGGCGAACAAGTGAACTGGCAGGTAATCGTTCCCGATTTTGGTACCATCGAAGGACCGTTTCAGGTGACGACGCTGGAATATGCTGGCCAGCATGACGGCGAGATGACTTTCGAGCTATCGCTAGAGTCGGCTGGCCAACTCAGCTTTACGGCAGGGTAATATGGTCAACCCCTATCGCGGCGAAATCGAAGCCGTGCTCGGAGGGCGGCCCTTCACGCTGTGCCTGACACTTGGCGCGCTGGCCGAATTGGAGCACGCGTTCGATGCAACTGACATGCTTGCGCTGGCCGAGCGGTTCCAGAGCGGGCGGATCAGCGCTGGCGATGCCCTCAAGATCATCGGCGCGGGGCTGCGCGGCGCTGGCCACGACATGCGCGACGAGGAGGTTGCGTCACTTTCGGCGTCTGGCGGCGCGGCCGGCTACGTCGAAATCGTCGCGCGGCTGTTGAATGCGACCTTCGGCCCGGTGCAGAGCGCGGATGAGCGATAAGGCGCGCCCGTTTCCCTGGGTGGAGGCGATGGCCATTGGGCTTGGTGTGTTGCGCCTGTCGCCGCGCGACTTCTGGGCGATGACGCCGATCGAGCTGGGCCGCGCGATTCACGGCCTAACGGGTGGTACGCCGATGCGGCCTATGACCCGCGCCGGCCTCCAGGCCCTGATTGCCCGTTTCCCTGACCGAGGATCACATGACTGAAACAGTTGCCAATCTGGCCGTCGAAGTCTCGGCGCGAACGGACGACGCGCGGGCAAGGCTCCAGGAGTTGGAAACGCTCGGTGAGCGCTTTGCCGGGCGCTTGAGCAGATCATTTGAGGAGGTCGCGCTTGACGGGGAGGGACTGCGCGGTGTGCTGCAAAACTTGGCGCTTGATCTATCGCGTCTGGCGTTACGCTCCGCTTTCGCGCCGCTGGAGACGGCGTTCGCTAGTGCTTTTGCGGGGTTGGCGGGCGGCGTGCAGCCCTTTGGCAGCGGCGGCGTGGTCCAGCGCGCGATGCCGGTTCCCTTCGCCGATGGCGGCGTTATCAGTGCGCCCGTGGCGTTTCCCCTGCGCGGCGGTCGCACGGGCGTGGCGGGCGAAGCCGGCCCGGAAGCGATCTTGCCGCTGGCGCGCGGGCGCGACGGGCGGCTCGGCGTGCAGGCTGAAGGTGGCGGCGGCGTAATCAACATCTCGGTCAACATTTCCACGCCCGATATCGAGGGTTTCCGGCGCAATCGCGGCGAGATCGGCGCGCAGATCGCGCGGGCGGCCTCGCGCGGCCAGCGGAACTTGTGATGTTTTTTAGCTGTCCGGGCCACATCCCCCGGATCGTGGTCCGGGGCAGGCGTGGCCCGGTTTCGCGCCTAAGGCGCGGCGGCCGGTCGGCCTTACAGCGCGGCTGGGGCCGCGCTGGGGTGCCCGGCGCGAACGAACGGACATAATCCATGGCATTTCATGAAGTGCTCTTTCCGGCCGGCATCTCGCGCGGGGCGTCGGGCGGGCCGGAGCGGCGCACCGAAATCGTCACGCTCGGCTCCGGCTTCGAGGAGCGCAACCAGCGCTGGGCCGACAGCCGGCGGCGCTACGATGCGGGCTATGGCGTGCGCGGAACGGATGATCTTTACGCGGTGATCGCGTTTTTCGAGGAGCGGCGCGGGCAGCTGCACGGCTTCCGCTGGAAAGACTGGAGCGATTACAAGTCCTGCGCGCCGCTGGGGGCGGTTTCGCCCACCGACCAGGTGCTCGGCACGGGTGACGGCGCCGAGGACAGCTTTCAGCTGGTCAAGGCCTATGGCAGCGCTTTCGCGCCCTGGTCGCGGACGATCACGAAGCCGGTCGCCGATACCGTGCGCGTGGCGCTCAACAGCGCCGAGCAGACGGAAGGGACCGACTTCACCGTGGACGCCACGACGGGTGTCGTCACCTTCGAGCCGGGCAGCATTCCCGGCAACGGCGTGAGCGTGACCGCGGGCTTTGAATTCGACGTACCCGCGCGCTTCGACACCGACCGGCTGGCGGTGGCCCTTGAGATGTTCAGCCACGGCGACATCCCCAACATCCCGATTGTGGAGATCAGACTATGAGACATTACGCCAATTTCGATATCGCGATCGACATCAAGCGCGCCGAGCGCGAGGTCAGGATCGCGCGTGAGGAGGTCGAGCGACTCCAGGACGCGATCGAGCGGCTCGAGCGCATGGCGTCGGCGGGCGACGACGAGGCCATGCGCGAGATCGAGCGGCTGGTTCAAGATCTGGAGCAGGCTGAGCGACATCTGGAGGACA